GCTAATATCTGGCCGTCACTTAAATCTCTGTATGGCATATAACCTCCCGCATGCCTTGAGTCTCTGACGAGACTTCAAGCACACACGCACAAAAAAATCCCCCGAGGGATATCCTCAGGGGAGTCGATGTTGGTTTAGGGACGCGAAGCTCAAAGAAAAGAAAAACCCCGCAGTTCTCAGAAAAAGGCCGCGCAAACATAGCCGACGACCGCGCCAATCAAAAGCCCAACCGGGCCCCAGAAGAGGCGCGTCTTGCGACGCGTCTCCGCATCGAGCAGAGCCTTCTGGGCCTCAACCTTGGCGATGAGCTCGTCCGTCACTTCCTCGACCTTGACGCCGAGCTTGTCGAGCCATTCCTTCACTTCTTCTTTCGTCATTTCAGTCACCTTTTCCTTGAGCGCATCTTTCAGCGCCTTGACAATCAAACCCCACATACAAAAAAACCGCCTAAAGGCGGTGTGATAAAGTTATGTATACTTACCATGCTCATGGGTGAGCCAACAACCGTGAGCCATTTTTTGCACCCATATCAAACATGTTTCAAGATATTACCCCCCCCAACCAACATTCTTCGTTTAGTGGTTAACCTTGATCGCTCGGCCGAGCGCCTAGAATCGATTTCAAAACAACTTTCCGCGCAGGGCCTCTCCTTCCAACGCATCCACGCTATAGACGGTCGTAAATTGAGTTCTGAGGAACTCGCCCGGCTAGAGGCCCCCTACGATGCCCCCGAGAAATTCGTCTTCAGAAAAGCGCTGTGGCCAACTGAGATTGCATGCTTCCTATCGCACGCAGCCTGTTGGGAAAAGCTCGTAAAAAGCAACTGCGAATGGGGCTTGATCATGGAGGACGACATCGTCCTATCGCCCCGCTTCAAGCTGTTCGCTACCTCTTCCGATTGGATTCCTCAAGGGGTCCACGTCATCCAGCTCCACGGGTCCCGTCAAACGTTCACTGTCGGAGAAAACTATCCAGTTCATGACACGGAATTGTTTCGGATCATCCAGCCAACACCGCTTTGCACCTTTGCGTATCTGATTCATCGCGAAGCCGCTGCCTACGCATTAGCTACCTATATGCCGATACCGGCTCCCGTCGACGACTGGCTGTTCTGTCCTTACTCCGACTTCGCGAAACGTTTCCCTCCGCATAGATTGCTTTCGGCTTGCGTCTGGACGCTTGATGGCCCATCGAACATCGGAGACCGAGCCTGCCGCAGACGCCTACCGACGAGCGTAAAAGTGCGTTTGCTTCGTGCCATCAAGTCCGGTGGCTATCGCCTTACAACGATGTTCCAAAAGAAACGTTCTTTAACGCTGACGCACGATTGAGGATCGTCCTATCGCCTAGAGCGGGGGTGCCAACTTTCTCGATAGTTAACGCCGTTATGCCCGCTCGTAAGGTCTAGGCCAGAGCTCACACATTGTCCCTACGGACTTTGCAAACGCCTCTTTCAGTTGCTCAAGCGTGACTGTCGCGACCTCGTCGTTTGCCAACACCCAGTCGAAAGACGAGAGCCCTGAAATCTCAGCCGCGCGAATAGCGTTCCCCATTCTAGTTTGGGCACGCTCTCCACCATCAAAGACCATCCCATCGACCTCGACGAGGATTGCGCCAACCTGCTCAGCTCTCTCGCGCTTTGCTTCTGCGAGATGCCTTGCCTCCAACTCTTCATCTGGAATCTCAGGCTCATAGCCCGCGACGTAATAGCGTCCATCGTAGGCTTGCTCTACTTCTCCAACTTCCGTATAACCCATTGCTTCGAACCACTCGATGTCCTCACCAATGGCAATAAGCACCTCTTTGGTGTTCTCATTTTGAATCTTGTATCTTTGGGTCATAATATTCACATCATTTTATGGAAATAAATCTTGCCTGGATTGCTAACGGTATATGTTTCTCCGGCTCGTACAGGGAGCATCATTGTCGCATTCCCAGGGTATCTGTTTTGATAGAACTCAAGAATTAAGGCACCGCTGGCTTTGTGTATGACTTTCCCGCCCGTATAGTCACCGCTATTCATATTTTCGAGTCTCAGCCAACCATCTTCGCTCGGAGTGTAATCCCCTGCACCAATTTGAACGTACGATCCATAGTTAGGCATCATCCGTGCCGGAATAGGAATAGTTACATTCCCATCAGTTCCCGGCGAAATTCCGTTGACACTACGAACGAGATTGGGCTTACCGCTCACGCCCGTCCAAGGCACCGTATCCGCCGTTCCTGCGGTCTTCGCCTTGGCGTTGATGCCCAAGTACGTCGAGGCGGCGTCGGCCTTCGTGAGGTACGGCGTCAGGTCGGGGGCGGGGGCCTCGGCTGCCGAAATCGCTCCGATGTTCTTTCGGGCCTGCGCCTGCTGGGCTGTCGTGAGCGTCTGCGCATCATATACGACAGCATGCGCATTCTGCGACGCATATTGCTGAGCGAGATCGCGCGCGGCCTCCGCGGCCTTCTGCGCGTTAGCGGCTGAGGTAGCGCTAGACGCGGCGGCTTTTTGTGAATTCGCGGCATTCGTAGCAAAGGTCGACGCGGCAGAAGCAGACGAGGCGGCGGAAGTCTTTGATGCCGCGGCATTCGTCTCGCTAGCCTTTGCGGCCGACGCACTGGACGCCGCCGCAGACTTGGACGAAGACGCCGCGGTCTCGGACGTCTTGGCATTGGTCTCCGAGGTCTTGGCATTAGCTTCGCTAGCCTTAGCCGCGCTTGCGCTCGCAGCCGCTACGTTCTTAGACGAAAGCGCATTAGTCTCCGACGTTTTTGCCGCAGATGCACTGGCCGCCGCTGCATCCTGTGAAGCCTTTGCCGCAGTCTCACTAGCCTTCGAATTCGTCTCGCTAGTCTTGGCCGCCGCCGCGCTCGATGCCGCCGCGTTCTTCGAAGAGAGCGCAGAGGCTTCAGAGGCATCAGCCGCATCCGCACTAGCCTTCGCCTGCTGAGCGTAGTACTTCGATGAGTAGTCAACCTCCGTTCCGTCCGGGACGTTGCCTTCAGTCACCTTGCCGTCCATCTTAACCGCCCACGCCTGAGAGAGCGTAGAGTAGTCTGCAGACTCATTCGCAGACGACTGGGAAGCGGCGGCAGAGGTCGAGGCATTCTGTGCCTGCGCCTTCGTCTCGGCCAGTAGCTGACGCATCGTTGCCACATCGGCATCAGAGTCTACGACGGCCTCTTCGGCAATCGCCTTAGCTTCTTTAGCGATCTCTTTTGCTTCAAGCGCATCGGCAACGGCAGTTTCAGAGTTCGTCTTCGCGGTGTTCGCCGTGCTCGAAGCCGTGTTCGCCGTCTTTACAGCTTGATCGGACTTCGTGTTCGCAGAGTTCGCTGTACTCACGGCCTGAGCAGACTTCGTGTTCGCCGCATTCGCCGTACTCACAGCTTGAGACGCCTTCGCGTTGCTGTCCTTGATCGTCGCGTCCCACGAGTTGACAACGGTCTCAAGGCTGTTCACCTTGCCGCTAGCCGCATTGGCTGTAGAAAGCGCTTCAGACGCATTCTGCTGAGCCGTATTCGCCGTATTGAGCGCTTCGGTGGCTTTATTCAGCGCCTCGGTCGCGTCGGCCGTAGCATCGACCATGTAATCGCCCAAGTCATTGATCGCGTCCTCGGTCTGCGTCAGTACGGACTGACCGCTAATTGAACCCGTGGGCGTTTTGACGTAATGAAATTGAAATTCCTTTGATGCCATATTACTGGATCCTTAGTACCCTGCCGCGTACCAGTTGCCGCCGTTGAAGCGGCGGATGTTGTACGAAAAGGAGCTGCCGTCCACAACCTTCGCAATCGTGTAGCAGTCGTCAGGATGACCGCCGCCCGTCGCCGTTAGCTGAAGCGAAACGGAATCGGGATATTTGAACGGAGTGACAAATTTCGCGGTGCCCGAACCGCCGCCAATCGTCCCGTGCTGTTCGATGAAGCCAGACTTCCACTTTCTGTACCACGTCGAGCCCGATCGATGCGTTTCAACAACATAGTCTTCAGATGCCGAAGAGCTGATCGCATTTTTTACCCACGCCGTGTTAGCGACCTGCTGAGAGCTATCACCGGAGGCGGCAGTTGGCACCGTAGGGGTTCCCGTAAAGGTCGGCGAAGCAACTGGGGCCGCCCCGATGTTCTTTCGGGCCTGCGCCTGCTGATTCGCGTTGAGACTTTGAGGCGTGTGCTTGACGACATCCGCAACGGCCTCCTCAATCGCGTCATTCATGTCGCCTGAGCTCGTCACGCCGATATTGGTGCGCGCCTGAGCCTTCTGTTCATTGCTCAGGCTCTGCGCCTTGTCAAAAGCAACGAAGCCTTTGATGGCGTCTGCGAGTTGCTTGGCGACTTCTGAGGTGCTCTGAACGTCGATGTTTTTGCGCGCTCGCGCCTGATCAGAGGTTGTGAGAGACTGCGCCTTGTCATAGCGAACCTCGCCGACATCCTGATTCGACCAATAGGCAGAGTTTGCCTGGTCAGTCGGAGACTTGACCGTCGAAGACGGGCCATTGGCTTTGATGCAGCGGTACTTGACCGTCCCGACCAACACTTCGTTCCCGGGCTCATAATCCAAGGTGGCGCTATAGTTCATCAGGCCGCCCTGCTGGTACCAAACGAGGAACGACGAAAGCAAGTAGAGAACCGAATTGAAGTCGTCTCGCTTCGGGGGAATGCCGCCCTCACCGATCGGCAAGGAGTTCCATTTGCCCCACCCCTCTTCCTGCGATAGCCTACCTGTTCCTGCCTCAAGCGCCGTCACCGGAACTGCGCTCCTGTCACCGTCTTGGGCAATGGGGCACGAAAGTAAAGTTTGAGGATATTTGCTCATCTTTTCCATCCTAAATAAGACTTCTAATCTCAGCCCACGCAAACGCGACCAACCACGCCATCAATGCCAAACATCCTGTTGTAGCGGTTATCCACACGACAATACGGAAAATCCGAAACCCAATATTTAATTCGACGCCTGGTTCATTCTTCGTCATACAATTCACCATCTTGTTGATGACCACCGCCGTAGAGAGCGTCAGAAATTTTGTGTCCATGGGATAATCGGAGCCCGCCAATCGGGT